TGGTAAAGCTGCCGAATTTCGGTTTTTTGTTTCCTAGTTAGCCAAGGAGGTGTTGCCTCTCTGTGTTTACGCCTACGAGCTTTTGTATCAGCACGTACTTGTAAAATATTATTTTCTTTCCAAGCGTTACGGTACTCACGTAATTTTTCAGCCGGACGGGTTTTTGCACGATCAATTACCGCATCACGGTTGGCTTGGTACCAATCACTTTTGCGGTCTTTAATATCATCTCGTTTATTGTATTCTTTGAAATACCCCGCACGAGATTCATTGCCTCTTTGCCATTCAATTTTTAAACATTCAACACAAGCCCCTTTGGTTTTGCGTAAGGCTATATGCCCATGCTTGCAAGGCTCACCTGTGTAGTAATGAGTAGCACCAGTAGCCTTTGCTTCTTTGCGTGTTGTGGGATAAATCATAATTACCTCCGTAAGAACTTAGTTACAGGTAATTATAAACTGTGCAGCGTAAATGTCAACAGGTAAAGAAAAACCCCCGTTTTTGGCGGGGGCTAAACTAGCTAAGTGCTTGTTTTATAAGGCTTAAGCGCCTGCTGAACCATACATTCCGAGGGGATCAGACCACCCAAAACTGTAACGCTCACGGCTCTTGTAACGTACGTTACCAGTATCAAAATCACCATCCATTGAGTTAGCCAGTGGTGTACGGACAAAATGCTTCATGCCGTTAGGCACATCAGTTGTCAGATACCAGCCGTTGGTGTCGGTCAAGAAGTGGTTAATTGTGTAACCATCTGGAATCGAACCGTTGCTCTCAATTGCGTTGATATCGTTGTCGGTTGTACCCGTACGCAATTTAGTCTGGAGCAAACGAGTTGCAACGAACTGAAGTGGTGGGGGAACAATCAACTTCTTGGGTTTTGCAGCGATCAACAAGCCACGCTCATCAGTCCATGCAGCGATTTGAATAACAGCGTTTTCCAACGAAGTTTCGTTCAAGTCAGCAGGAGTTGATGGGATGTTGCTGTTGACACCACCAGAGACCAAGGGATGCGAAGCACTGAACAAAGCAACACCGTCACCGCCTTTGTAGTTGGAGTCGAAGCCGTTGTTCAAGACTGCAGCAGCCTTGACTTGCTTGGTGTAAGCCATTGCGCGGGCAAGCGATTTTGTGTAACGAGCCGACAGTGAGTCGTACAAGTTATCTTCAATTGCTTCTTCAGTCAAGCTGAAGCCCAAAGCGATGGTCTCGTGGTTGTATCGAGCAGTCCAAGCTTCCTGAGCATTGTCATACGCAATTGCAGAACCTTCGTTCTTAACAGGTGCGGCTGAGAAGCCCGACAGTTTGGTCTCTTCCTCGAAAGAACGCTCAGAAGTCTCAGTTTCGTAGATTTCTTTGTGCTCTTGACCATAAGTTGCATACTCCAAACCGAACAATGCGTTCAGGCCGGGGAGCAGCTCTTTCAATAGTTGTGCGCGTGAAATAGCCATGATTCAGCTCCTATTAAGCGTATGCCAAACCAGTGGCGTTGTTGTATTGATGGATACCGAAGTTGATCTTCACAATCACTTCTGAGTACGTGGTACTTGAAGGAGCGGTTGCGGGAACAACGTCGATGACGCGAACTGGGAACGTAGCTGTAGCGGCTGGCGAAGTACTCAAAACTGAGTAAGACGAGTTGCCTGTAGCTGTCGAACCAGCGGTTGCTAAGACTGACATGTTGGTGCCAATAGCGTTTTTGGTAACAGTAGCCATCGTAGTACCCGATGAGCAGACTGCAACTTGGAACAGCGTATCTGGATCATCAGCGACAACAGCAAAAATCTTAGTGCCAGAAGCAATTGCTTGGCTGGCAGGATAATATTGCTGTTGCTGAATTTGACCAGTCGAAGCGTTAGTGAAACTCACACCAAGAAACACACCGCAAGGAGTGTTAGCAGTAGTGCCAGTGTCTTTCTCGATAGTGCCACCGATAACACGTTTTACGAAATCACCGTAAAAAATATTAACGGCATAGCCCGATGCAATCTCCATCAAACGAGTCGAGCCTGCAAAGACCTGACCGCCAATAAGATTAATCGGTTTAAACCCGTAAGGGGCTGAAACTGTAGGATAAGCCATTTAAGACTCCTGATTAAGTTTATGAACCTTTACCAAAGCTTGTCGATGACTTACTTTCTTTAAAGATAGGCATACGAGCATCGCTTTGGCGCATGAGGTTATTGTCTACAGCATCCGTCTGAGCTTGTGTTTGCTTAGCGTAATAATCGCTGCGCTGGGCAACAAACTCTTTTGGTGTCTTGCAGAGCACTAACCCGCCAATCTCAATGTTGTCTTTGAAACGACTATTGGGATCGACTAGCAGTTGAAACTGTGGTTGCTCACTTAACGTTACTGGTTCCCAGCCCTCACGGAGTTTAGCCGATAGGTTACGTGGGTCAGCTTGGTTGTTGATTGCAACGCGAATCCAGCGATAAGCAAAGCCTTCCTGTTTATCAGGTTCCGGCAACAATTCTGCAGGTGCCCACTGCTGAGGGCGCTGTTGAACTGCACGGGTTTCTTGCTCACGTGATAATTTGTTTTCAGCCATTTTGGGCCTCCAATTCTGCTACTTTTTTGGCGTACAGCTCAAGAGGGATACCTAGTTTCTTGGCTACGTTTTGTTGGGTAAGCGACAACCGAATTTTCTTCGGAGCCGTTGCGCGTTGTGCTGATGCAACAACGTTGTTGGGGCGGTTCTGCCTCGTAGGTGGGGCATCGCCTGTATCTACTTCAACAATGCCAAAACGTTTTGGAAAAGCTTTCCGCATTGCAGTGTCAATCTTGTTGTAATACTCGTCTGTGCGAACGTACTCTTGCCCATAATCTCGTACGAGCTGATTGTGTACGCTATACGCATAGCCAGTCATATCTTCATCGCCGGGCCGCTGAAACCACGGATTACTATTTGCCCAACCAACAACACGATTATCTAAAGTTTCGTGCGGGTCACGCGCAGCAGTTGGCTGAGTATACGCAGATTGTTCCGGTTCGCGCAAGGGGGTAGGTTTAAAATTATTAACCTGCTCCATTTCCATCTGCGCAGCCATCATTTCTTGCTGAGCAGTGGTAGCGGCTTCCGTGTCACCAATGTCTAACGCAGACTTAAATTTAGCCTTAGCGTTGTCCATAGCAATTTGTGCCAGCGATTTGGACTTGTCGATGTAGGCGTGTTGCCCCACATTGACGTACTCTTGCAGTCGCTTGTTCTCAGCAGCCAGAGCCTGTGCAGCGCGTTCTAACTCCGTTTTCTCACGGTACAGGGCTTCCGCCTTGCGCCGCTCATCGTGGCTCTTATGAGTCAGCTCTTTCATCCGTTTCTGGACTTTGCTGCTGTACTCGTTCAGTTCCTCGTCAGTCGGGTCAGCTACCTCGCGGTCTAGGGGTTTACGTCCCCGGTCTTGAGCAGGAGTGTCATCGACAACTTCAATCTCAACGTTCTCATCGCCCTCTAACTCAAAGGTAATGTTGTTCTCGTCCCCAACTTCGTCGGGAAATTTAAACTCATTTTTTTCAAATTCAGCCATGGTTATTCCTTTATGCCCGTTTGATACCACGAGGATCGTCAACCGTTAAATCAACGGTATCTTCATTGATGACGCGAAATTCTTTGCCATGAATGATGAGTCGAGTACCAGCGTTTGGTCGAACAACAATAAAATCGCCTTTTTTGCACCACGGCCCATTGGGGTAACGGGCTTTATCTGAGTAGCAATCAGGTCCTAAATCAACCACAAACAGCACAGTTGCTAGGCGTTCTTCGTAAGTCATCGTTTCTTCAGCCTTAACAAGGCCACTTTCGTACTCTTTTTCAACTTCCGGAATTGCACAAAGGATTTTGTACCCTTGAGGTTTAGGTAGTTGCCGTGCTTTTTCTTCAGCAGGTGCTGAGAAATTTACTGAGCCAACAATTTGTGGATTGTTGGGATTAGCGCCGATCAAGATTTCACTCATTGTCGTGGTCTTCCAGTTGTTGCTTGAGGTCAAGCAGGTCTCGCTCTGCGTAGGCCAAGCCCTCTATTACCCCACAGAGTTTTTGGTATTCACCAAAATCCTTACAGCGCCCGGTTGCTACATCGTCAGCCAAGGCGTTCATGCGTTCACGAAGTTTTTTGCGTAGAACGTCGATTACATCCATTATTCTTTAGACTCCTTCCCAGTAGTTTGAGGCGTTTGCAACGCCTGATGCATATGTTCCGTGTGTTGTGCTTCTCGGTCATGAGCCATCTGAGCTTTGGTTTGAGCAACCTGCACACCTACTCGTAAGCCCTCGCGCTCTTGGTCCGCCGCAAGTTTGTCTTGGTCATATTTTGATTTAAGGCCAAGCTTGAGACCCTCGCGCTCGTTGTCAGCTTTAAGTTTCTCGCGCTCGAGCGCCATCTTGTCAGCTTTATCGGCTGCATCAACCATCATCTGTTTCTCTTTGATGGCGACTTCTTTAGCCTTAAGCTGCAACTCGGCTTGCTGCATCTGTACAAGCGGGTCTTGCGCGGTCTGCGCGGCTTGTTGCGCACGGGCTTCTGCTTGGTTTTTACCTAAGAGTTGTCCTGCAGCCTGAGCAATCAACCCAGACATCTGGTACTCAATCTCGCGCGGGAGCTTAGCTTCTGGATCAGGTAATGACACACCCAACTGTTGCTCGATCTTCTCGCGGTACGCCATCGCTACGTGCTCGGTGATGTGCGCGTTTGCTGCCTGCATCAGAATTTGTGCCTGTGGGTTTTGCCCCATAATCATTGCAATCTTGGGGTCCTGCATTGCAGCCATGTGAGTGCGGATGTGCGCCTCGTGATCTTGGAACTGGAACGCTTTGACAGGTTTACCCATTAAGACATTCATGTTCTCAGTCACAGG